CAGGTGCTGAAGAGCTGGACCCAGTCCGCCAGGAGTACCAAACGGAGAAGATGCAGGCCCACTGGGTCGCCGAGCTGAAGGCCGCTCGCAAGGAGCGCGAGAAGTTCGACAAGAGCGGCAAGACGATCATCAAGCGGTACGCCGATGAGCAGGCCGACGACGTTGGTGGCGGTGCCTCCAAGTACAACATCTTCTATCAGGTCACCGACCTGAAGTCGGCCGCAATCTACGCGCGCTCACCCGAGCCGGATGTCAAGCGTCGCTTTGACGACGCCAACGACGACATCTCACGCGTCGCCTCAATCCTCACCGAACGCAGCACCGCCTACGAGCTGGAAGCCGAGGGCTTCGACACGAAGTTCAAGCAGGCCCTGTTCGACCGCCTCGTTCCTGGCATCGGGGTGATGTGGGCACGTCTCGACGAGACCATCGGCGAGCCCGAGATGCAAGAGGTGCAGCAGCCCGTTGTTGATGAGCTGGGACAGCCTGTCCTCGATGAGCTTGGCAAGCCAGTGATGCAGGTTGTCCAGGAGCCAATCCCGGACTCAGAGATCAAGGACCAGCTCGCAATCACCGACTACGTGCCATGGGACGACTTCCTTTGGTCGCCATGCCGCGTCTGGACTGACTGCCGCTGGGAGGCACGTCGCATCCCGATGTCGAAGGAGGCAGTTGAGGCCCGTTTCAGCGAGACAGCACCACACGTCCTCGCCCAGCTCGGCGGCTACTCAACTCCGAGCGGCGACCAGAACACGACGCAGCCCAAGAACTCGACCGTCGCAACTATCGACGTGTATGAGATCTGGGACAAGGAACGTCGCCTCATCTGGTGGATCGTCGAACACGCTACCGCACCACTCGACGTTGAGGCTGACCGCACCGAGTTCCCTGACTTCTTCCCGTCGCCGCTGCCGCCACTGTGCCGCACGACCACGTCATCGACCATCCCAATCTCTGACTTCCACGAGGTCCGCTACCAGTACAACGAGCTGGACGACCTGAACGACCGCTGTGCCAAGCTGACCAAGGCCATGCGGCTGCAGTGGGTCTACGACTCGGCGAATACGGCCCTCAAGGATCTGTTCGGCAATGGCAAGGAGTTCGAGGGTATCCCAGTGAACAACTGGGCGGCGATGCAAACCGAGAAAGGCGGCATCAAGGGCTCGATTGAGTTCCTGCCCCTCGCCGACATCGCTGCAGCTCACTCGACGCTGCTGGGCTCGCGTGAGCAGGTCAAGGCACAGATCTACATCGTTGAAGGTGTCAGCGACGGCATGCTCGGCACGGCAACGAAGTACGCCAGTGCTGAAGCAAGCGCCCAGGCCACATCGCTCGGTGCCGCCCGTCTTGACGCTCAGCGACAGGACGCCGCCGACTACATCTCGCGTGTCCTTCGTTTGAAGGCCCACCTCATCGCGAAGTTCTACAAGCCCGAGTTCATCGTCAAGCGTGCTGGTGTCCTCAATGAGGCCGACATGCAGTACGTCCCAGCAGCCATTCAGCTCCTGCGTGACGAGCAGCTACGCCGCTTCCGTCTTGAGGTCTCGACGCAGAGCATTCAGCGTCCGAACCAGGACCGGCTGCAGCGTGAGCGCACAGCATTGCTGACATCCGTCAGCGGCTTCATCTCACAGGTCATCCCTGCCACCAAGCAGGAACCGGCGATTGCACCGCTCGCGCTGAACCTCATCAAGTTCGCCGTCGCCAGCTTCCCAGGTGCCGACGACATCGAGGGCGCGATCGACGCTGGTCTCGACCAGCTCCAACGTGCTGCCCAGACGCCGCAGCCACCGAAGCCTTCGGACGCTGAGGTCAAGGCTCAGGCACAAGCGCAGAAGACGCAGGCCGACGTTGCCATGACCCAGATTGACGCCCAAAAGGACGTCCAGGTCGCACAGATCCACGCTGACGCCAAGCGCGACGTAGGGATGCTTCAGGCCCAGGTCGATGCTCAGGCCACGCGCATCAAGGAGCTTGAGCTGGCGCTCAAGGTAGGCAAGAACGAGAAGGACACCGCCATCGACGCAGCTCGGGTGTCCATCGAGGCAACCAGGGCGGCTCATGAGAACGCCGCCACCCTCGCTGGACTGGGAAGCTGACGATGCCGCTCTACACCTCATCTTGCAGTGGGTGCGGCGAACGGCACTCCTACGTCCGCAGCGTCGCCGAGCGCGCCCTAACGCCCGAGTGCTGTGGCCGTCCGACTGACAAGGTCATCGACATGCCCCAGATCGGAGCGATGGCCTTCGCTGGCGCAAAGGGCTTCGTCGCTCACGCCACAGAGACGCCGCAGTGGCTGGAGACAGGCACCGATGTCAAACGCTACATGAAACAGCACGGCCTCGTCCCAACGCACGAGGCCGCACAGGAGGCGCGTATTCGACGCGACGCTCGCGACGTAGAGACCGACAGGAAGCTCGACAGCGCGATTCACAAGGCCAGGACTGAACTTGGCACCTAACCACTGAGAGGAAGACATCATGACCGACGGCCAACCAGCCATCACGGGCAACGTCGATGCTCCAGTCGCACCCGCTACTGAGACAACGACCACCACGACGCCTGCTAACGACGCACCGCTGTCCATTGACGACGCGCTCGCCAAGGCCATCGAGCAACACGTGCCAGAAGGCGCGACAGCCGCCGACGCGAAGCCTGACACCAAGCCGCTGCTGCCTGAGATCCCAGGTGCTAAGCCTGAGGCACCACCGGGCTCCCCGGAGCTGAAGCCAGGGCAGGTTGTAGATCCAATCACCCAACGCGTCCTGGAGCCCATCAGGCCTCCTGGTGGTCTGACGCCCGCTCTGCGTGACAAGTGGGAGACGGTGCCTCGCGAGTTCCAGGAGTTCTGGCAAGGACGCGAGCGGCACATGCATGAGCAGCTCCAAGAGATGGCCGACACGCGCCGCTCGTGGAAGGAGTTCAGCGACACCGTCGCCCCTTACGAGGCAATGCTGCGTCAGCACAACATCACGGCCACGACCCACGTCAAGGAGCTGTTCAATCTCTCGTACGGGTTGAACACGGGCAACCCGCAGCAGAAGGCTGACATCCTGGCTCGCCTCGTGTGGCAGTTCCAGCCTGACCCCGCTGCATTCGCTCACTACCTGAGCCCACAGAACCGCCCGCAGGGCCAGCCCCAGCAGCCCGCACCAGCTCAGCAGCCGGTCAATGTGCGCGAGGAAGTTGAACGCCAGATCAAGGAACGCCAGGAGGCCGAGCAGGCAGCGGAAGGCAAGCGAGCATGGGATGCGTTCGCCGCCGACCCGAAGCACGAGTTCATCAACGACGTGCGTCAGCTCATGGGCAAGATCCTCGATGCCGAACTGGTGTCAGGCAGCACCTACCCTGAGCTGTTCAAGAACGCTTACGACCTTGCGTGCCAGCAGCACCCTGAGGTCAAGGCAGCTCTGACTCAGCGCACCGCCGCACCGGCCCCGTCGCCTGCTGCCGCCACGCCCACGCCACGCCCGAACAGGACGGCGAAGCCCTCGCTCGGTGGCGGGCCTCGGCAGCCCACTGCAGGCGGCAAGAAGCTGACCCTTGACGAGGCACTTGCAGCCGCCGCCGCACAGCACTCAGCCTGACCCTTTCCAGCTCCCAGCAAGTGGCGTCTTCGGACGCCACTTTTCTTTGGCCCGCTGTAAATAACAACGAACACCTACTACGACTGAGGAGCAGCTTCCGATGGTTTCGCCGTTCTCAATGTTCGTAGCGCGAGGAGCAAACGTACCAGCTCGGGACCCTCGTCTCAATGCACACGTAAGCGCTCGTGTAGTCGCAGGTCAGAACAACGAACCAGCAGCACAGGAAGAGGCCAAGCCCCCTGTTGAGGCACTCGAAAGTCAGGACACCGGCTCTAGAGATGAAACCGTCACCAAGTGATGAAAGGAAAGGCTCATGCCCTCCCCAAACGGAAACTTCGGTGATCTTGCCTCGACGACGATCAACTTCTTCGCGCCGACCATCGCCGACAACCTGACCAACGAGAACGCCCTGTTCTCAGCTCTCAAGGAAGCCGGAAACGTCGCCACGTACGACGGCGGTATGGACATCCAAGAGACCCTCGACTACGCCGCCAACGGCAACGTCAACTCGTTCTCCGGTGCTGACACCCTCGGTACGTCCGCTCAGGAAACGTTCACCTCTTCGACCTTCACGCCTGCCAACTACGCTGGCACCGTGGTGTGGACTGGTGAAGAGCTTCGCGCCAACTCCGGCGACGCTGCCAAGCACAACCTGCTGAAGGCACGCATCAAGAACCTGATGCGCTCGATGCAGAACCGCCTCAACAGCGACCTGTACCTCGACGGTACCGGCAACGGTGGCAAGAACCTCACGGGTCTCGCAGCCGCTGTTCCGCTTGCCAACACCTCAGGCACCTACGGCGGTATCGCTCGTGGCACCTGGACGTTCTGGCAGAACCAGAAGTTCCAGGCAACCGTTGACGGTGGTGGTCTCGCTACCTCGGCAACCATCCTCGCAATGCTGAACAAGCTGTACCTGCTCTGCCGTCGTGACAACGACAAGCCGGACCTGGTGCTCGCTGACTACAACATGTACAGCATGATCGAGGCTGCTCTGCAGCAGAACCAGCGTTTCACCTCCTCGAAGAGCGCTGATGCTGGCTTCGGCGAGATCTCGTACAAGGGTCTTCGCATCCGCTACGACAGTGCCGCTTCTGGCATGGGCGCAAACACGCTCTACATGCTGAACAGCAAGTTCCTGCACCTGCGTCCTCACCAGGATGCCCAGTTCGTTGACCTGCCTGAGAAGGCATCGTTCAACCAGGAAGTTGTCGCACGCACCGTCATCTGGGCTGGCAACCTGACCTGCTCAGGCCAGAAGTTCAACGGCGTGTTCAGCAACACCTAATCGGAGGAAAGAAACATGGCATTCACTATCTCTACTCCTCTTGGTGGCGCACAGCCAATCGCTGAGACCAGCACGAAGCAGCGTCACCCGCTGGGCACCATCGTGCGCGCTGTTGACCCTGTCTACGGCGAAGGCGAGTTCATCTACGCCAAGGGCGTCGTCAACACGGTCGTGGGCTCGGTCGCTGCGCTCAACACCTATGCAGGCACCACGACCCTCACGGTCGCAGGCACGCGTGGTCCAGTTGGCGTCGCAATGTCGGCCAACGTCGCCAACCAGTTCGGCTGGTACCAGGTTGTCGGCTCGGCCGTCGTGAAGACGGGCACCGTCGCTGCCAACACTCCTGCCTACTCGACCTCGACCGCTGGTCAGCTCGACGACGCAGTGGTTTCGGGTGACAAGCTTGACGCCTTCGTGCTGAAGACCGCCAACGGCACTCCTGCTGCTGGCTTCGCTGTGGCACAGATCGCCCTGCCATCGATGGATGGCAACGGCTAATCAGTCGTGACCTAGTCAAAGAGGCTCCTTCGGGAGCCTCTTCTGCTTTCGTCTCCATAAATACCTACGCAGCAATCTCGCTGCGTCCACACCCCACGATGACAAGTGGAAGGTATCAGGAGCAAGCATGAACCCAACCATCACGCAAACGGCCCAAGAGGCCGAAGTTGAGCGCGTCAACAAGATCCTCAACATCACCGACGAGGCACCGTTCGACGATGTCGCCCTCGGAGTAGTTCGCCACATTCACAACGGCCGCATCGTCAGTCAGGAAGGCATGGCGTCGGACGACACCGGCCTCATCGTCAAGTTCGATACCGAAAGCGTGCTCGACAAGGGAGCCACCTTCGAGGCTGGACACCCCGTCTACACCGACATGGAGTTCATCACCATCATCCCGCCGGGGAAGGCCGGACGCAACCTCGTGACCCGCAGCCCAGTCACCGAGTACTACCGCTGGCGCTTCGCCACTGACTACGGCAACTGGAAGCGTGGTCGCACCGCGGTGCAGTCAGGCACGCCGCTGTCCGTTTGGCCCGCCGTCGGTCCAGCCCAGATCAAGGAGCTGGAGCACCTGAACGTCTTCACCGTCGAGCAGTTTGTCTCGCTGCCTGACAACAACTCCAGCGCGATCCGTGGCTTCCAAGGCCTCAAGGCGAAGGCCAAGGCATTCCTTGAGAACGCGGAGAAGGCAAGCGCCAACGGTGCCCTCCACGCGGAGCTGGCAAAGCGCGACGAGCAGATCGCCGCCCTGCAGGCCCAGCTTCAACAGGTCATTGACGGACAGGCAGCAGCCGCTGAAGACAGGAAGCCGAAGAGCACTGGGAAATAAATAGGGCTCGCAGAGCGAACGAAGGAGCGAGACCTTGGCACAGAAACCCCTCATTTCAATCATCCGAACGGTATCGAGCGAGTTCAACCTCCCTCAGCCGCCAAAGGTCATTGGATCGACTGACCCGAACGTCCTCAAGCTCCTCGCTTTCGCTCAGGCTGTGAATGACGACCTGCTGGCCGAGTACGACTGGCAGGTCCTTCAAACGCGCCACACCTTCACCACCGTCAACGGCACATCGGAGTACGCCTTCCCCACCGACATCAAGCGTTGGATCAACGGCACGTTCTTCGACACGACCAACCGCTGGGAGCTGCGTGGTCCTATGACGCCACGTCAATGGGAGTGGCTGCTTGCGTGGAACACGTCAAGCGGTCCTTTCGAGCGCATGCGTGTGTACGGCGACAAGATCCACCTGTACCCGACTCCAACTGCGGCCTACACGATGGTCGGTGAGTACATCAGCAACTACCCCGTCCTCAACGGTGCCACACATGTCCCGCAAGCCGACTACACCGCTGACGATGACGTGTGCCGCTTCGACCACCGCGTTGTGGTCTATGGCATCAAGCTCAAGTGGCTCGCGTCCATCGCACAGGACACGACTGCGGCCCTCGCTGACTACAGCCGCGCCCTTGAGTTCGCCAAGGGGTCCGACGCACCTGCAGCCCGCATCTCGCTGCTGCCAGGCAATGGCCGCTTCCCGCTCATCTCGAACGCCAACCTGCCTGAAGGCAACTGGGTGCTCTGATGAACGGACGAGTTGTGATGCGACCACGGGCGACGAAGGCACCACCGTATTTCACGCCCGCTCCGTACAAGGGCCTCAACACCGTCGCAGGCACGCTGGCGAACATCGGTCCCGAGTACGCGCTGTCACTGCAGAACTTCATCTGCTCAGGCACTGGTGTCGACCCGCGCACTGGCAGCCGCGAGTGGGCAACTGACCTTCCCGGTGAGGTCACCTCGTTCCTGCCGTACCAGAGCGGGGGTACAGCGGCCAGCAAGCTCTTCGCGGTGTCAGGCGACTCCATCTACGACGTTACGAGCGGCGGTGCAGTCGGGGCGGCTGTCGTCACTGGTCTCAGTGCCTCTAACGCCTACTGGCAGAGCGTGAGCCAAACCTACGGCGGTGCTACGAACAACATCCTCATCGCAGTCAATGGCTTCAATGCCCCTCGCATCTACAACGGCTCAAGCTGGATCACCTGCACGCAGGTAGGTTCGCCCTCGTCGGTTGGGCAGTTCACCACCGTCGACAACAACGGCTCGGCGGTCAGCATCAGCTCCTTCGTGGACGTGTGCCTGCACAACCAGCGGGTGTGGTTCGTCGCGAACAACACGACGAAGGCGTACTACCTGGACATCGCTGCTGCCAGCGGCCAGCTCCACGCCTTCGACTTCGGCCCGTTCTTCCCCAACGGCTCGTCGCTCTTCAAGCTCGCCGCATGGACCATCGACACGGGGGGCGGCTCAGGCGTGCAGCAACTCCTCGTCGCAATCTCATCTGCTGGTGATGTCGTCGTCTATGGCGGCTCGAACGTAGCTGTGTCAACATCGTGGAACCTCGTTGGTACCTTCAAGATCGGCGCGCCTGTTGGTCGTCGAGGCACCAGCAACATCGGCGGCGACGTGCTCACGCTGGGCCAACAGGGCCTCCTCGCCATCTCGAAGCTGATGCAGTCGGTTCGCGTCGATGCGACGCAGGCCATCACCTACAACATCAGCAACATCATCAGCGACTTCGTCTCGACGCTGAGTGGCTTCGACGGGTTCGAGGTCATTGAGTATCCGTCGAAGGACGTGATCATCGTCAACATCCCGCAGGTCAACTCCGCAAGCAACTTCCAGTTCGTCTACAGCACTATCAACGGTGCCTGGTCGCAGTTCACGAACTGGCCTGCCCGTTGCTTTGGCCTCTTCAACAATTCACTCTACTTCGGTGGAAACGGCAAGGTCTATCTCGCCTTCATCGGCTTCAAGGACAACGCTGACATCTATGGGGTGGGTGGTGACGCCATCATCGCTACTGGCATGCAGGCCTATGACCAAATGGCGAACGCGGGGTTCGCTGGTTTCGTCGGCACGCAGAAGCACGTCAAGCTAGTCAAGCCATTCCTCACCACTGGCGACACCGCACCCACCATACGTGTCGGTGTCAACACCGACTACAACCTCATCCCCATCGTCGGCTCAGCCACGCTGAACCCTGCCACTGGTGGTGTCTGGGATAGCGCGACATGGGACGACCCTGGATCGACGTGGGTCGGTTCGCTGACCACCTACAACCAGTGGGTCACGCCGCTCTGCTACCCAGGCACGGCCTTCGCCTTCGCCATCTCGCTGTCGGCGTCTGCTGAGACCTCCTGGCAAGGCACGCAGTGGATCGTCGAGCCAGCAGGTACGTTCGGATGACGAGACGCATCGTAGTCAATGGGCCATGGCGCGTGCCGCTCATCCAGTGGCTCGCCGAGCGCATCGGTCACGACGCCATCTGGGAGACAGAGGATGCTCGGGTCATCGCTCACGTGCTCGACGACGGTGGGCCGGCCCGTGAAGAGAACGTGCTCGCTGTAGTCCTGCTCAACCACTGGACGCCACACACCTGCGAGGGAAACATCGCCTCGGATGGCACGCGCCGCTGGATGTCCCGCGACTTCGCCTTTACCGTCTACGACTACGTCTTCAACTTCGCTGGCAAGTCACGCATCAACTTCACCGTGGCACCTGAGAACGCGGCTGCAATCCGCATGCACGAGAAGCTCGGGCACCAGCTTGAAGGTCGCCTTGAGGACGCCGACGGCGAAGGACGCGACCTGCTCATCTACGGCCTCACCAAGCGCCGCTGGCTTGCAGGCCCTTGGGCGCGCCCAAGCACGAAGACAGTAAATAGATGTCAAGAGATTGATGGAGAACGCCGATGAGCAAAGGCTCCGCTGCTGCACCTGACTACCAAGGTGCCGCCCAGGCAACCGCCGCAGGCAACCTACAGAACCTGAACGCCCAGACCTGGGCGAACCGCCCCACGATGGTGACGCCCTGGGGCACATCCTCATGGGACACGTCCGTCGACGAGACCGCCTACCAGCGTGCGGTGTCCGAGTGGAAGGCTGCGGGGGCTGACAACAAGACGATGCCATCGCGAAACGCCTACACGACGTGGAGCAACACGGTCGAGCTGACCCCCGAGCAGCAGGCCGCGCTGAACAACGAGCAGCAGATCCAGGCCAACCAGTCAAACCTCGCCAAGACGCTGCAGGGACAGGTAGCCAGCACGATGCAGGACGGCTTCAACGCACCGTCAATGTCCTCTTACATGTCGAGCGTTCCAGGCGTCAAGACGAGCTTCAACGGCTACAACCCGACCGGTGTCAACCAAGTCAAGCAGTCGTTCACTGGCGGCCCGAACCAAAACCTCAACGCCCCACAGTACGACGCATCGACTGCGGCCGCTGGCACGAAGGCCGCTTACGACGCCTCAACCGGCCTGCTGAAGGACCAGTGGGAGCAGGACACTTCTGCGCTTGACAATCAGCTCCGCATGCAGGGGCTCACCCCCGGCACCGAGGCCTACAACAACGCAATGCAGAACCTGACGCGTACGCAGGGTCAGGTGCAGAGCCAGCTCGCCAGCCAGGCCGTGCTCACGGGCAATGAGATGGCGAACCGCGACTACGCCTCGTCACTGGCGGGCTACACGGCAGGCAATGATGCTCGCTCGACTCAGTTCGGGCAGGACGCCACTAGGTTCGGCATGAGCAACGACGCTCAAAGTCAGGCCTTCACGCAAGGGCTGTCTCTCTACGGCACGGACATCGCGGCAAGACAGGCGGCGAACGAAGCACAGCAGCAGTCGTGGCAGCAGGCCATGGACAACTACCGCACTGCCTACCAGTCGAGCTACCAGGACTACATGACGCCGCTGAACTCGATGAACGCTGTCCTGAACGGACAGCAGGTGCAGAACCCATCGTTCAACGGCTTCGCTCAGGCTGGCTACGTCCCAGGCACGGACTACAGCGGTGCCGCCTCGGCGCTCGGCCAGTGGAACAGCGGTCAGGCCGCACAGAACCAGGGCATGTTCAGCTCGCTGCTTGGCACTGCAGGCAGGCTCGGCTCAGCCTACCTGATGTCGTCGGACGCTCGCTTGAAGACCAACATCAAGCGCATCGGCATCACCGAAGGCGGGCACAACTGGTACTCGTGGGACTGGAGCGATGGCAGCGGCAGCTCCCGCGGCGTCATGGCCCAGGAAATCATCGTCACCAACCCTGAGGCCGTGATCGTGGGCAACGACGGCTACTACCGCGTGAACTACGCGGCCATCGCGTAAGGAGGTCCCATGGCGTGGATCGACATCACCTCAGGCACTTCATCCCCTGAGGGCTTCAACTGGAACACCGAGCAGGACAAGCTCAAGCGCAAGCGCGCCGCCGCCCTCACGCTCCGTGACTTGGCGCTCAAGGACCAGCAAGGGCAGTTCATCAGGAACGGCGACTTCATCGGCTTCACCGGCGGCAACACGCTTGCGTCGGCTGCCGCTCAGATCGCCTCGGCCTACTTCTCGAAGAACGCGGAGAAGGAAGGTGATGCCATGGCTTCGGACATCGACAAGATGTCCAACGAGGCCTTCCTCACCGAGACAAACAAGCTGGATGCTCTCTTCAAGCCCAAGGCCAACCCAACCGGCTCCATGCAGGGCCTGGACACCGCTGGCAGCCAGCCAACATCGGCACAGGCGTTCCCAGTGCGAGACCGCCCTGTCGATGTTCGCCCTCTGGACGAAGCTCCACCGTCGCCCGTAGTGCCGTTTGCAAAGGCCCCCAGCCTCTCACCGGAACAGCAGAACGCAATGGCCGCCAAGCTCAACGTCGAGCAGCAAGGTGCCCTACCTACACCGAAGATCGCAGCCCAGACCATCAACCCTGGGGCTTCATCTGCGGCTGCGGAGCCACCTGCTCGCTCTGGTCTCATGCCTGACCTGGCTCCGCGTGCGACCCCGCCTGCACCTACGCCCGCCGCCCAGCAGCCATCGCAAGGCGAGGTTCTCGCCCAGCTTCACGCCATCTCGAAGACGGGTCCGATGGGGCAGCAGTTCGCGTCGCAGCAGCTGCAGCAGCTCTATGGCCCGAAGGCGAACGGCTATGAGTTCAAGGACGTGAACGGCAAGCTGGTCGCAGTCAACCCACGCAACCCGAAGGACACGATGGTGGTGTTCGACGGTGGCGCAAAGCCTGAGGTCGCTGCTGCAGCCAAGAAGGACCGCCGCGAGGAGGTCAAGCTGTGGGGCGAACAGCGTCGCACCGTGGGTGAGGCAAAGGAGCGGCTCGACGCCGCTGGCAACGCCATCACTCGCCTGCAAGACGGTATCGCGCTCGCTCAGGACGTGGGCATCCGTGGCATCTTCTCGTCGGGCTGGGAGAACGCCAAGGCCGCGATCAAAGAGAACCCAAAGCTCCGCAACCTGGAGATGCTCGACAGCGAGCTGCTGCTCGACGCCGCCACTGCGCTCAAGGGCGCGATGTCTGACAAGGACCTGGAGTTCATCCGTCAGGGCGCGCCGAACAAGAACTCCACCGTCGAGGAACGCTTGCAGTGGGCTGAACGCATCCTGCCACGACTGCAGTCGGCACAGCAGCGCGCACAGAAGCTCCACGCGGGCGAGCGTGCGACAGCGAAGGAGCTTGGCATCCCCGAGTTCATGGACGCCGAAGAGGATGCACCATCCCAGCCGCAGCAGGGCCAGCAGTGGTACTCGCAGCCCTACAAGCGCGGCACGACCCTTCGCCCGTGAGGTGACTGATGGCTGACAACATCCTCCAGCACCCGAAGTTCGACGACATCGCTGGCCAGTACGAAAGCGCACTGGGCCTGCCTCCTGGCCTGCTGCGCTCGGTCGCGGTGCAGGAAAGTGGCGGTCGCAACATCGCTGCCAAGAACGGCGACGGTGGTATGGGGGTGTTCCAGTTCACCGACCCCAGCGTCATCAAGTTCTACAACGTCGACCCCAAGGACCCGTGGGACAGCCTGCGTGCTGCAGCCGAGTACCTTGGCGACGGCTTCAAGAAGTACGGCAGCGTTGAGGCTGCCCTTGCCGACTTCCACCGTGGCCCAAAGGCCGCTCAGCGCGTAGCCAAGGACGGTCCTACGGCCATCGGCAACGGCCCCATCGAGCGCAAGTACATCCCTGAGGTGATGGGTCGCCTGACGCCGCAGCAGGCGAACGCCGTGCAGCAGTCGGTCATCGAAGGCGAAGGCGCGATGGGTCAGCTCACCGCCCTGCGTCGTGCTGGCCTGGGAGCGCAGGTCGACGAGGCACTTCGCAACGGCTGGCCTGCCGACGAGATCGTCAAGCGCTTTGCCAGCGAGGAAGTGCAGACAGCACAGGCAGCCAAGCAGCGTCAGGACGGCCTTGGCACGCTCGGCCGCACTGGCGAGAAGTTGAAGAACACCGGCACCGACCTCGTCAACTACGGCAACGTTCTGTTCGCGGGTAGCGACGAGGAGAAGGCGGCTGCACAGGCCGCAGTCCAAGCACAGAAGAACGACATCAACGTTCGAGCCAATGACGCTACGACTGCAGGTCAGGTGACTGGCTTCGGCGTGAAGGCCGCCCCTGCGGTGGCTGCAGCAGTCGCGACGGGTGGAGCGAGCTTGCCAGTGCAGGTGGCCGCCCAGGCCGCAGCGGGTGCGGCAGGCTCGGCACTCGACCGCCCCGAGACCCGCGGAGAAGCAGGCACCAATGCCCTGCGTGATGCGGCCATCGGTGGTGCTTCAATGGGTGTCGCAGGCCTCGCCGAGAAGGGGCTGTCAAAGGTCGCGTCCTCGGTTCTGAAGCACGACCCAGCAGTTGTCGCTGAGCGCCAGGTGGTCGCTGATGCAGCACGTGCAAAGGGCCTGCCAGCGAACGCGGCAACCCTCACTGAGCGTGGCAAGCAGTTCGCTGAAGCTCTGCCTGACAACGCCTCCATCAAGGCCATGCAGTCCAAGGCCGACGACGTGATCGCAGGCGACATTGCCGAAGGCCTCGGTCTGAAGGGCTACACGGGTGCCATCGACACGAACATGCTCACTGTTGCTCGTGACAGCATCAAGCAGTCGCTCGACGACGCAACGAGCGTGACGGTCAAGCTGAACCAGGGCCTCAAGGGTGACCTCGACAGCTTGGTCAATGGGACCAACAACCCACTCGTCAAGGGCATCGCTGGGGACACCACCGTACGGCAGGCAGCAGCCAACGTCATCAAGGCCATCGACGACGGTACTCCGGTGTCGGGACGCTGGGTCCAGGAGCTGGCTTCCGAGCTGAAGGGGGTTGCATCGAACATGGGCGCATCAGCCGCTGAACGTCAGACCGCTGGTCAGATGGTCGGCAAGCTGAACAAGGCGCTCACCGACTCGATGACGCCCGACCAAGCCGCGAAGTTCAATGCTGCCAACAGGCAGTACGCCAACATGAAGGCCGTCGAGAAGATGGTCACAGCGTCGGGAGACACGGGCGTCGTGACACCTCGGCAGGTGCTGAACTCTGTCAAGTCGGGACGCTTCAAGAACGCGTTCCTAAAGGGTGAGGCACCCTTCCAAGAGCTTGGCACCACCGCATCTCAGTTGCTCGGCCCGGCCAATGGTCGCGGCCTCGGCAGCATGCTGGGCCGTGCGGTCGGCTCAGGCGACAGCGTGCTTGGTGCGGCAACGGTGCTTGAGCCAACGACAGGCCTTCCGCTGCTCATCGGCAAGAAGCTGACTGAGAAGGTGCTCGGCAAGCTCGCGACCTCTGAAAACCCCCTCGTCGTGCGCGCTCTGACTGGCATCGACGGGGGTGTGAAGGGCATCGACCCTGCGGTGCGGAAGTACATCGCAAGCGCACTTGGAGCTGGGCTGAGCACCGCTGCTCGGTAAGACGAGCCCTCTGTAAATAGGTCTGCAAAGACGACCTATTTTCAAGGGGGCAACCCATGCCATTCAACGGTAGCGGTACGTTCACACCAACGGGTGACAACCCAGCAGTGCCAGGCACAACTATTCTGGCCTCGCTCTACAACAACACCATCAACGACATCGCCAGCGGCCTGTCCAACGTCGTGACCCGTGACGGGCAGGGCACGATGGACGTGCAGTTCAAGATCGTCAACGGCACGGTGTCAATCCCCGGCCTTGGTTTCAGCGCCGAGACATCAACCGGCATCTACCTGCCCACCCTCGCTGCAGGGCTCGCAATCACGTCGCAGGGCGTCGAGGTAGCGCGCTTCAAGTCGAACGGCAACGTCCTCATCGGCTCGTCCACTGACCTTGGTGCCTACAAGCTGCAGGTCACAGGTGCGGCTACCTTTACGGGAACAGGCTTCTTCAACGGTGCGACCCTTGGCCTGCTCGGCGTCCGCAACGGAGACCACGGGGGCGGTGGTCCGAACAGTGCCCGCGACGACTTCGTCATTCAGGGCAGTGGCAACTCTGGCATCTCGATCCTGACGCCGAATACGGCACTGGGGTCGATCGCCTTCGGTGACCCTGAAAACAACATCGCAGCGCGCATCGACTACTCACATTCGACGGACACGATGACGCTTGCCACCGGCGGCACGGCGCGCATGACGCTGAACAGCGGCGGTATCAATATCGTCCAGGGAACCGCCGCCGTACCTGCCTACTCGTTCATCGCCGATCCTGACACAGGGATGTGGAACAGCGGCGCTGATAGCCTCGACTTCAGCATTGGAGGAACGAACCG